AGCCACGGCTGTAACAGGGCAGAATAAAGTTACGGTTCCCGTTCCAATTGCCTACCCTAATGTGGTTAATCAGAATATCATTGTAGACCAGGGCATCTATATTTGGAGTGGTGGTGTAACGCCATTTGCAACAGGGGATGGGACGTTAGATGTTTACTTAACTTATCAGACAATAACTATTTAAGGAGAGACGGTGAAAAGACAAACAGGTTCAATTTTATTAGGAATGTTGATTGTCCTTGTTTTCGCATCTACATTCGTCATTATGGATCAGATGTATGACGATGACGATACTGAGTGTTTTTATCCAGCTGCGCCTGTAGAGGACATTAACGAAAGGTCTAAATCATGAAATTAACTGATGGAGAGCCGATTATGAAATCTAACTTAGAGTCGTTCTGCGTTTTTATTGGTTTTTTTTTGATTTTAGTTCTGGTTTATTTATTCGTTTGGTATGAATGCAATTCGGATGACTTAAAAAAAGATGAAAATCGTGAAGTGTTCGATACATTCGTGAGTTAGAATTCAAAAAAGCTGTATTTAATTGTGGTGATTATAAAGATAATCACCATTATCAATGTTTAAGCTCCGCCACTGAAGTTTATTAACTTTCTATATCTTCTGGCCAAATCTCAAAATCGAACTCTCTTTCCAGACTCTCAATGAGCTCCTCGAGAATTTTAAGAGTTTTAAAATCTGGATGTTTTTGCCATTCCTCTCCAGGAAGCGAATCTTTAACTATCTCAGCAAACAAATTTCTCTGCTCCTTGTAGATTCCTTTTATAAGAGAGAATTTTCTATATTCTGTTAATGCCATTTTTCAGTTGTACGGGGTTTCCGTAAGGCTCCTTTCCCATTTGAACTATCCGGAATTTTCGGTCAGTTGGTTACAAAATGTAACCGGCTGCTTCCAGGCTCGTCTAAATATAATTTAGTCTCAAGCATTGCTAAAGCCTCTTTAAGCTTTTGGGTATTAACAATCGTCATTCTGTATTGATTAATAATTATACCCATAGAACTTTTTGATTCGCTTTCTCTTCGTACAGCCATCTCAACCAAATTCTTCGCCACTAAGCTTTTATTGGTTTTATTGAATTCTTCTAATGAAATTAGTTCAAACATTAAATACCACGAATTATACGCATAATTTCTTTTAAAGGACTGTAGAAAACATCGAATATAACCCAAATAACATTAGCCGTTAATAAAAAGCTAACTATTCTGTGATAATAAAAATTATAACTATTATTATAGCTAGCGTATGCGCACACACCGATTATTCCCATAATATATAAAAACTTCAATAGGTTCAAAAGGGTTTGACGTACACATACCCTCTCTATTTTTGTCATAACATCTTTAGTAAGTGGCATCATGACGCAACTATTTAGCTGTCGAAGCAGCTTGATACATCCAATATGCATCTTGAATAAAATAAGACATTGTTTTCCCTGCTGCTGCAATACTTCCGCCAATAACGCATCCAGGAACCCCTTTTCCGGTTATCATAGCTCCAGCGCAACCCCAAAATGCGGCATTAATAGCCTCAGAAAAAATTAGCATTGGGCTTTGGTAGTTATAATTAACCTCTACAAAGCTGAAATCGTTATATTCACAAACGCCATATGTAGCGCCTGATATTTGAGAATGTTCGATTAAACTTAAATTTCTCATTGGAAAAACTCTGGGTGTAAATCACAAATCATACTGTACATGATAAGCCACGGGGCCATTTCATCCCATGATGCTCCAGAATTAATCCTGTCTTGGAATTCTTTAGGAAGCGATCCGTCTGCTGGGAAAGTAACATACATCGTCTCAGAACCGCTATTTCCTGGGCCTGAGCTATTGATATAATCCGCCGTAACGTAAGCTGCGCCTGAAATATATTCTGTTTCTTCTAAATTAATCGTTCTCATAATATCCCTGCCATATCCCTTTCGTATCCGGCTCCGCCTGAGATCGTCTCCAGGCGGCTCTTGCTAAGTGCTATAAAATATTCGTCTATTTTAATTAAAGGGGGGAATACGGACAGACCCCCCAAATAAAAACATATCATAAAATTAGATAAGGGAAACAATTATTTTTATAAGCTACATAGCTTTCATTGTTTTAGATATATTCTAAATGAATACGTCTGACCGTCAGCATTAAGCTCCTTTCGAACCGTAGTGCATTTACTATAGTCCACGGATGAGCATCCACATATAGATATAATTAAGAAAAAAATTAAAACACACTCTGATATACTTTTCATATTATTCCAAGCCAGCTTAAAATAAATAGTATGCCAAGAAACTCGAGAAATGGTGAATATATTTTTTTCATTTTTTATACCCTACGTGCCCACAGAATCACAAGGATACAAAAAATTATAGATGACATTGTAGGGCTCATACTATTCTCCAATATTTGATATCTTTTCTGCTAGTTTATCTGACTGGCTTTGTATGTCGATAACGTTTGAATCCTCATCATCAAGCCCAAATTCCTTAAGTGCAGATTTTAGATTTTGATCTCCGTATTCTGCTTTTTCGTCTAACTCCATAGCTATTATTGTTTCTATTGAAGAAGGTGCTGTCTTGAATAATCGTCTAATCACGGTCTTTTTAGCCATCTCTTCGTAATAATTAATCCACGGCTTTGAATTTCTTCCAGGGCTCTTTGATCTAATTTTATCAACTTCTTCTACAGACATCATTTCGTATTGAAAATATCCGTTCTTCATAATTACGATAGCAAAAACACCCAATAAATCCCCTCTGTCTGACCACTTTCTTACATGCTTTATATGGGGTGTTGATCCATCTTCAAATTCGAAGAGATCGTTTGAGTATACGCAGGCTGATTTTATTGAAAATACGTCAGGCGACCTTCTTATTAGGTCGAGCATACCGCGATATCCAAGCATAAGTGTAATCTCTCCATTAAAGGGAACTAAATAAACTTTCCCTAGAACAGATCCAATCTCAAGTCCCATTTGAGCAATTCGGAGTATACCACCACAAATTGATTTAGGACAACAACTATTTAAAGCTGGGTTGTTTTTTAATTCAGATATAGCAGACATGATAGATCTATCTGCAGACATCTCATTTGGAAGTATCTTTTCCAAATATGGCTTCATTTTCATGAGTCGATCTAAAGCTGGAATCTCAATGCTATTATTAGAATTTGCGCCTGTTGTCATTGTCATTTTTACTGCCCTTCTTGTTTAATTAAAAATCTTCTAGATGCTGAACATTCTTTTACGTATTTTGAATATTCTCTTTCGTTATCTTCCTTAAACCGTGTAGCGTCAAACCTTTTTGTCGGCTTAGATGCTTTCCATATAACTGCTATTTTACCTGATAAATCCAGCAAAGTGTCCTTTTCACCCATGAAAACTTTAATTTTATCTTCAAGATCTTTCTTCGTCTTCGACATCCTATCTTCCTCCAATCTTATGTCCCTTAAGTTAATTAGAAGCTCACTTATCTCTCCAGTTGCTACCAAGCTTTCCTCTATGGATTTATATCCATGTAAGCTTATAACCTCTTGGCCGCTTAGGATTCTTGGGGGGTAATTTTTTTTTACACACTCCCAAAACTCCTGTTGTTTTCTGATAAGCATTTCTTCGAGCTTCATATTACGCTCAATTACATAAAATCTAAAGTCAGTCCCTCGGATCAAAACTGCAACATAAGCCTTTTTTACGTCACAAACCGCCATATAATGGGCCACCTGGCATAAATAATGGTCAGGAATATTCCCGGTTCCGCTTTCTCCCCACCCATAATCGTATGAGGATGTCTTAGCTTCGAATATAGCATCCGTTCCTACCCATCCATCAATGTGACCAGCCATGAATGGAATTTTATCGTGCACGATCAACCTTTCATCCGTAGTCACCTTAAGACCTGTTTCTGCCTCGAACCAAGAACGTACAGCTGGCTCTAGAAAGTTTCCAGCCTTTATACACGCTTTATGGGATATATCCTTAGGAGTAATCTGTCGTGTTTTCTCCTGCCAAAGCTCAATATGATTTGCATATGGTGATACTCCACATATCACCGCTGCATCCGAACCGCATATATAGTTCAATCTTTCGTTGAGTTGATTTTGGCTTAGGCTCATACATGGACCCTAGAACTTGCACTAATAAAGTCTGTCATTATTGGACGATATTTCTCTTTTTTGGATAATTTATTTTTCATGCTATTAAACATGAAATATCCAGCTGCACTGCATGCTATCGCAGAAAGTACAAAAAGAAAGCTCATCATAAGCGATACAACAAAAAGTAAAATATCCATGTTATCTCCTTTATATCCAATATTTATCATCGTTTAAAATTTCCTTCTTCAACCAGAATTTAAATATATCTGGCTGAAGCTCTATATCTCTTAAGTCACGCTCCTTTGCAGCGAAATCAAACTCTTGATATTCCTCATCTCCGTGATACAACTCCATGCACATTTATTCACCCTCCTGGCAAAATCTTTCCTCTTCTTGCTCTTGGAGGTATCGGTCATCTCCATAGTCTCCACTATCCCGACATTTGAACATCTGTGGGAATATTTCTTCAAGCACCTGTCTTTGATACTTACATTTTTTTAGATATACGTCTATTTCTTGAGTTGTCATTTCTTTTGTCCTTTTGATTTAAGCCTGCATTATTGCCGACTTGAAACAAGTATACAAACCGTATACATTTTTGTCAAGCATATTTTTAATAAAAAAAATAAATTAAATTATATCTTGACTTATATATGATATATATTTAGAATCTAATTAATATCAAATAAGGGGGACTTATGTTAGAAGATAGAATTACTGGTTACTCAGATGTTATTAAAGATGACATGAAGAAAAAAGAAGAAGAAAAGGCTATAAATGCAAAAAGCAAGCCTTACGCCATAAGAATGACGAAGGCAGAATATTCAATGTTTAAAAATGCATGCGCAGATCATAAAATAAAACCGGCCGTTTTTGCACAAGAAGCAATAATGTTGGCAGTGTATGATTTGGTTAATCAAAGAAAACTACAAAATCAATGTATGCTTGAAGCTTGATTAGAGCCAAATTTTAAATAACGAGAGATATTTATAAGCCAGTTAATTGGTATTATAAACTTTTCACCGGTATCTAAATTAAGTTCTATGTAGTCGTCTATTTTGGCATTTTGCATATGAAAAGACTCTATGCTTGGATCTGAAAGGTCAGGAACTGCTGGGAGATCATTTTTATCTTCGTAATCGTCGGGATCGTCGCTTAGGTATTTAAAATATGACATAATTTTATTCCTGTGATGAACTTAATTTAAGTGTTACACAAGAATGGAAATGTCGAAAGGGGAAATTTAGGTAAAAAAATACCCGGTTACCTAACCCCCAAAAGGACAAACAAATGGTAAGGGTAACCGGGCACGTTTAAAAATATATTTGGACTTCAACATCAATATATTTTTGATTTTTAATAAACCAATACAAAGGAACCAAATGATTAACAGATTAAACAAAACTCAGTAAATGCAGAAAAATCAATCACCAGGAGTAAATGTAGAAAAATCAATCACCAGGAGACCCCATACTAATGCCTGCTAATAGAAATGTCAATGTCTCAACTCAATTTAACTTAAAAAAAATACATTCAAATGCAAGTTGTATAACCTGGCTTGATAGTGGTTAACTGGAATTATCATAATTATGAAATTGATTTTAATTAGATAACTTAAAGGAACTATTATGAAACAGGTAAATATAGAGAAATACGTTCAGGATGATTTTATACATGGCGAAACTGAAAAGTGGCCATTCACACAACTATCTAATTATGTAATACAAAATATAGGAGATCCTTTGTCTGGATTTTTATGGGTGTATTTACAAAGCCTCCCACCTACTTGGTGCGTTAACAAACAACACATAAAAGAACACTTTAAAATTGGCGAGCACTCTTACCAAAAAGCAATGGGTTATTTAAAGAAATGCAACTTAGTTTGCCAATTTCAAGAAAAACTATCTGGGGGTCATTATGGGAAATCTAGAGTCATTGTTAAAAATGGTTCTAAGTTTATTCACCCTAAAGATCATGATAAAAATCTTTCGCCTTCAATAAACCCCAATGTTTTCGAGGGTTCAACCAGTGGGGTGAAAACCGACCTAGTGGTTAAAAACCATGATTCACCGCTCATCGATTTTCCGATCACCGGTGGCTCCGTGCACGGTGAATCGACGAGCATTATAAAGAAGATAGATATTAAAAAGAAAACAAAGAATAAAAAGACTACTACTACAGAGAAGAAGGATAGTAGTGGTTCTTCTTTTGTTGATATTAGTTCCTTGGAGAAATATGGGTTCAGTGAAATACATAGCAAGCAGCTTGAGAAGCTTAAGATAGATAAAGAGCTTATTAGTGAATCGATCAGTAACTACGTTCATGCTTTAAAAGCTCCTATCCGTAGCCAAAACATAGTAGATAAGGTGGCATACTTTATGGATGTAATGAGAAACGTTGGTTTTTTTGCTCTTCCTGGGAAGCGAGTTCTCACGCCGGTTGAAAAGGAAGTTAGACAGCAAATTGAAAACAACATTGACGATAGGTACGGTTTGGGATTTTAACTTATCCCCAATTTCTGTGGATAACCTTGGCTTGAATTTATGACAAGGAGTTTCTTTTAAAAGCTATCTGACTTTGGTAGAGTAAATCTTGGGATTAGGATTAACTCAAGAAAAGGAAAATAAGCATGAAGCATAAAGGAACAAAACCTCCGCCTGGTTGGACTAAACATGGTGCTTTGCGGATGGCTCACCAACGTGTTATCAACATTTTATCCGAAGGTAGAATAATGATAGCCGGCCATAAGGTAGACGATATGAAAACGATGGACGATGAGAATAACCTATATGCCATCTTGTTCGAAAAGGAAGTAAAGAAATGGCACGACCAAGTTGAGGCACAAAAGGCAGCTTACGAAAAAAAGAAAGAGAGCGCGAAGGTCGTACGGGGTTACGTCAAATACGTGAAGAAGGCCAAAGCCAAACCGGAACCAGAGAAAGAGACTTCAGCCGTAGCATGATGAAGAAGCAGCTTATTGGATGGGGAGACAAGGGAATGATGAGAAAAGCCCATCAGGAGGCCATAGAAAGGCTCAGGAGCGTAGATCTCACTATTGATGACCATCCGGAGGCTTACAAGGTTTTATTCATGCGATACCTCAAAAGACTTAAGCGCGCAAAGGCGCGAGAACGGGAAGCCGAGTTATTAATTAAAAAAACTAAATAGGAGATAGATCATGGACGATCTTAATATTGAGTACATGGATGATGTTTATGGCGGGTGTTTAGAAGAAGTTGAAGAATTTATGGAAAAAGAAGTCGAAGAACTGATTTCTTTTGTCATAGACAGTGTAGATTGAAATACGAAGAATCGCTTAATCAGATAGCTTTGATTAAGTGGTTTAAGATGCAGTATCCGGATCTCGAAGATATGCTTATCAGCTATCCTGCGGGTTTTAACCTTAGTCTTGGCCAAAGAATTAGAGCCAGGTCTATGGGTCTTAAGGCTGGAGTTCCGGATCTTATCTTGTTAGTTCCTAGATTGATACGTGGAACGCTCTACCCTCTTCTCTTCATTGAGATGAAATCAAAGGATGGGAAGTTATCGGCAATTCAGAAGGCGTACCATCACAAGTTAAAGGCTCAGGGTTATACCATTGTCATTGCATACAGTACTGAAGAAGCGATGATAAAAATAAAATCGTATCTTGATTCTGAAACGTGAAAATAAAGTCAGTCTTGTGATAATGTATTTATACGGTTATATAAAATAAGGATGTTAGTAATGGATTTAAGAAAAGGCACAAATATTAAGCCAGGCGAAAGACGATGCATACGCTGTTCCGGAAGGAAGCAGATATACAAAACAATGGCAGGATGGTCCCATAATAATTCAGGCGGCACACTACAAGACTGCCCGATGTGCTTAGGAAAAGGTATAATTCCTAAAGAGATGCCGAAAATTGAACCAAACGAGGAAAAATCAGATGCCAAAAAAAGAACCCTCCGAAAAATCAAAGAAACCCATCCTAAAAAAATCATCTTCTCCGATTGCGAAAAAGAGTACTAGAAAGAAAGTGCATACAGATGCTCAAGAAGAATATTACGCAAAGAAGAGTGAGGCTATAAAGAAAGTTATGGCTGATGCAAAGGAAGTTGGGAAGATCACAATAACAGGAAGGCCAACTACATATAATGAAGATATTGCATCTTATATCATAGATAAGGTAGCTTCAAGCGCCGTAGGTTTAAAGCAGCTTTGCAAAGATGATGACAACATGCCAGATCACTCCACTATTAACCTTTGGAGATGGAAGCATCCTGACTTTTCGGTTCGTTACCAGCTAGCTAAACAACATCAAACTTACTTAGTTGGTGAAGATTGTGAGGACCTTTCACAAGAGAGACTTTACTATCATGACACAGCAGGAGAGAAGCGAGTCGATCAAGGCTATACAGCTAGCCAGAGGCTCATAATTGATACGAAAAAATGGCACTCGGGGAAACTCAATCCAACGGTCTTCGGAGATAGAAAGGCAATAGAGCAGCTTCAGAATGAGCATGAACAAACTAAGGCTGAACTTATGGCATTAAAAGCTCAATTGGCTATGGTTAACAAGAAGGAATACTGATGATAGTTGATGGGTTATATCAAGGGGAAGATCTAGACGTGGCAAAGAAAATAAAACGAGTAAGAAGTGCTTTGCTTCGTAGCATTATACAGTCTGATTGTACAGCGGTCCGAATAAAAGATACTTTGAGACAGATAGACTCCCATAGAAATGAACTTCAAAAAGCTGTAGACCACCTTTCAGATATAGAAGAGCATTTTATGGGTTTGTGTATGTCTAAGAAAATAAAAGAATAAGAAGGGATACTAATGATTGACGATAAAAGGGATTTTAAAAGAATTAGAACTACTATCACAAAGTGCATCAAAGATATTGATAGCACCAAGATTAGGTTAGATGAAATATATGCGTTCTTAGATAAAGTTGAATGTAGATTAAGTGAAAATCGTATCGAAGATGATGAGGAGTATGATTACTAATGGATGAAGAAAACATAACCCAAGCCTTACTTCATATTGGAAGGACATTGGACAGGCTGGAAGGAAGTCACGAAACTATAACCGCTTTAAAGGTCGAGACTGTAGAGCTTAGACATAAGATTAAAGAGCTCGAAGAATATATCAAAAATCAGGAATATTAAATGAGTCAAAAATCTGAAATTTTAGAGCATTTACTAATTAAACTTGAAGAAATGGAAGTTGAAATTAAAAAACATCATCATTATGTTTCGTACGGAAAATATGATAATAAAATTTTAGATTTAGATTTTCTTAAAGACTCAGCTGGCCGATTTTATGATGAAATAGAAGAACTAGAAAAGGCTGTTGAGTACGAAATGCCAGAGGAGCAAAAAAGAATTAGATCTTTAGAGAATCATAATGCTGCTTTAAAAGATAATATTGATTCATTAAATAGAAAACTTTCATCATGCGAAAAGAAGTTGAGTTTTGCTTTAACATTAGACAATAAGACAGAAGAAATTGATAGTGACAAAGAAATGAATGCTGATGTCTGATGAAGAGGCTCAGGAGACGATTAAGATTCTTCTTGAATGGATAGATAAACAGAAAGAACAGAAAAGGAAAAAGGCGGAGAATAATGAGTGAAACTAGGATAGAAGAAATAGACCACGTCTCAAAGGCGCATGAAATAAATAATGAGCTGGCCAAGTGCTTTGAAGAGCTTAAAGAAGTGTGTGCATGCCTTCCTGAGTGGATCATTACAGAAGATGAAGATACCGAAATTATGAATAACGTTGCTGAATGTTATGAAAATGAAGATGTAATTCTACCTCCTCCTGAAATGGTGGAGTTCTTAGAATATAAATTAAAGTGCGTACAAGAAATGTTAGTTCTAATGAAAAGAAAGGCAACGCATTAATGTCTAGGGAGATGAATGACCAAAATCTTGGTGACCCAGGACTTGAAGTATTCTATAAGTGGCTCAATAACTTTAAGTCACGATTCGGAAAAGATATGTTCATAGAAGATGTCGCCGAAATAACAGGCCTTAATGAGAGAGAGATTCATATCCTATTGCTCCGGTATGAGAGTGATACAAAACTTAGAATGACTCTGGAGAATGTTGCCAATCATTTCAGCATAGGAAGAGAAAGAGTAAGACAGATTATATGTAAAGCCCTTAGAAAGCTTAGACAGCCCAGTAGACAAGAAGAATTGAGAGAATTTTTAAACGAAAAGGAAGCGAAAATGACCAAAGAAGAAGCAATTAGAGAGCTAGCTAGAAAACTATCAGAGCCTGAAAAGAAAACAGACTTTGCAAAGTATCATAACGAACCAACAAGAGAAGCAATACTTGAACTTTCAGACGATAAAGATTCAATCATTGCCAAATCTGAGCTAGTTAATATGATATGTAAGGCAATAGATTCAACAATCCAAGGCTCAGGATGCTGGGATATCTTGTTTAGCATTAAACATAACGGTCCATTTGACGCCTCAGATGAAGCACACAAAAGACGTCAAGATGCATATGACGAGCAACAAAAGATTAGGCAGGCATTTAAAGATGGTGTGGCCGCAATTGAGGCTGAGTATAGCGATAAGGAAAATTCTGAGGTGCATTAATGGCAATTAGAAAGCATTCCAAAACACTACATGCGAACTATCCATATGGATTGTGTAGTCCTCGCTACTTGCTTGAGACAATATACGCTATTCTATATTCAATTAAAGATGATGCAGAGTTTTCTAGTCGAGACATGGGATTTCTTATTAAGTATCTCAAAATGCATACGGAAACCCACGAGAAGATGAGAATAGAACTAGAAGAGTTTAAAAGGAATAAAGATGATGAATGAGGAAAACATTGTTGATGTTATAGGAAGTCGAATCCCTTTAAAGAAAGTTGGCGATGATTATATATCTTGTTGTCCTTTTCATAAAGAGAAGACTCCTTCATTCTGTGTAAGTGAAGAGAAACAGTTCTATTTCTGTGTAGGATGTGGCGTTCATGGTGATTCAGAAACCTTTAAGAGAGAATTTGATCCTATTGATACAGGCCAGCCAAAAGATTGGAAAGAATTTGTTAGGTCATTCAAACTTGAAGGAATAGAAAAGCTGATATTGCAGCACTGCAGTATATATTCATGGGACTTTCCAAATATAACTCTATCTCTTGAAGCCGCTCAACAACCGTTTATAAGCTCGGAAAGAATTGAAAGTCTAAGGATTAAATTTAGTCAACATTATAATAGAAGTGTTTTTCTATCAATTCTCGTAAGCACCGACGGATGTGAAAAGCATGAGCCATCTATACAGCATACTTTCAAGATAGATATATCCAAGATGGATGCTAGGTGGGTGTTGGAGCAGGATATAGAAGGTTTCTCTCCTAGAGCAATCCAGGAATTAAGAGAACGGGCATTCCAAGAAGATGGACAAGTCATCGAGTCTCTAAATGAAAAAATTGAAGAACTTGAAGCTTACATATTTCATTTGGAAAAAAGACTTTCTGGAATGTTCATACATAAACAATAAGGAAGGAAAATATGGAAGTGGAAAAAGACATCACATTAGAGCATATGCGCATACCTCCCCACTCCATAGAAGCAGAGCAGGCAGTATTAGGTGGTTTAATGCTTTGTAACCAGGAAGAATCTTTAGGTCTTGATTCTATAGAGCGATTAAGGCCCGCTGTTTTCTATCGCCTGGAACACCAGGTAATTTACCGGGCAATGATGCAGCTTGTAAAAAAGGGTCAGCCGATTGACATAATAACAGTTTCTAACCATTTAAATGACATGAAGCAGCTTTATGATATGGGTGGATTGGATTATCTCGGAGAACTCGCTCAAAACACTCCAAGTGCTGCGAATATTGGTGCTTATGCTGATGTTATATGGGAGATGTATGTTCGAAGAGCTGTAATAAACGCTGCAACGAATATGATAGAGAGCTCATTTAACATAAAAGGAAGAACAGCGGCTGAAGTTCTTGATGTTGCCGAGCAAAAGATATTCAATATATCTCAGCATAGTAATAAGGTTGTCGGACCAGAGGATATTCAATCTATATCTGCACGTACCATTACGCAGATAGAAACCAGAATGAAGAATCAGGGTAAGGTTACTGGGATTGAAACAGGATTCACAGATTTTGACAAGATGACTACAGGGCTTAATCCAGGAGAGCTTGTTATTATTGCGGGTAGGCCTTCAATGGGCAAAACCTCCTTTGCTATGAATATTGCAGAATTTGCTTCTATCAAGAGCGGGAAGACAGTTCTTGTTTTTAGTATGGAAATGTCAGGAGAAGACTTAGCTGCCAGAATGTTCTCATCTATTGGCCGTATTGATCAAAACAAATTACGTACTGGAAATATGGGAGACCCTGATTTGGTACGCCTTTCCATGGCTATTAAAACTATGAGTAATGCAAAGCTTCATATTGATTCATCTGCTTCTCTTTCCCCAATGGAGCTAAGGGCTCGTTCTCGTCGTATCGCAAAAGAATGTGATATTGGCCTAATTGTCGTAGATTACTTGGGGTTAATGCATGTTCCAGGACATAACAAAGGACGGACCGAGGAAATATCGGAGATATCTCGTTCATTGAAATCATTAGCTAAGGAGCTTAAAGTTCCAGTGATTGCACTATCTCAGCTAAATAGAAGCCTAGAAGTTCGTCCTAATAAGCGCCCTATTATGTCTGACCTAAGAGATTCAGGGGCCATTGAGCAAGATGCAGATTTGATAGCATTTGTTTACAGAGATGAAATTTATAATGAAGATAGCCCAGATAAAGGGATAGCAGAAATAATAATTGGAAAGCATCGTAATGGTCCAACCGGAACTATTAGATTAACATTTGTAGGCCATCACACAAGATTTGATAACTTAGTTATGGGGCAAGAAAGAATATGACAGTAGAAGAAGTTAATGCGATTTATGTGTCTGAAGCGATATATAGAACAGAAAGTTTAAAATGCCAAATTCAGTTGGTAAATGCTTTAAATGCGATTTGGGATAAATTAGATGAAATTAGTGAAAACATCCCAGAGCCAGGACGTTGAGTGTAAAAAACATAGATCTACAGAAGGAGCAAATGGTAGCCGAGCTTCAGGGAAGTCTCTTGGAGTTTTGCAAAGTCTTCTACCCTCTTCTAACTGGCAGGGAATTTATTATATCTCAGCCCATTGGCCGGGAATCGCATGCAATTACAATCTCTCGAGCACTCACTCGAGCAGCACGGTTACATATACCATCCATGCGACTCATAATAAATGTACCACCTGGGCATGGTAAGTCGACCTTTCTATGCATGTGGGTGGCTTGGACGTTGTCTAAATATCCCGATTCTCGTTATCTCTATATTTCTTATTCCAAATCCTTGGCCGCCAAACATACAGAGACTATTAAGCGGATCATTGGCCTTAGGCATTATAAATATTTATTCGACGTATCTATACGATGGGATTCTAAAGCTAAGGAATTCTTTCAGACCACTGCTGGTGGTTCTATTGCTGCTTTTGGTTCAGCAGGCGCTATCGTTGGTCAGGATGGCGGGCTACCTGGGTTAGATAGATTCTCAGGCGCTGTCATTATGGATGATAGCCACAAAATTGATGAGGCCCATTCAAATACAATCCGTGAAGGCGTTATTGAAAATTATCGTGAAACCATTCAGCAACGTGCTCGTGGTGTTATGGTCCCTTATATCTATATAGGCCAAAGAGTTCATGAGGCAGATTTAGCCGCGTATCTTCTCAACGGGAACGACGGGTACACATGGGAACAAGTTATACTTCAAAGTATAGATCCATGTGGTAATGCATTATATCCTGAGGCCTTCCCTTTGGAATCACTGCTCATCAAGCAAGATAAAGACCCATATGTGTTCGCATCTCAGTTCCAACAGAATCCTATTCCAGCTGGTGGAGGTCTATTCAAGCCGGATTGGTTTATTACTTTGGATGAAGAGCCGGAAATGCTTATTACATTTATTACATGTGATACTGCTGAGACCGACAAGAGTTGGAATGACGCTACGGTCTTTTCATTTTGGGGCGTCTATCATATCGTTAACTTTGGTAAAAAATCAGGTGAAATTGGATTGCACTGGATCGATACCGTTGAACTAAGAGTTGAGCCAAAGGACTTAAAAGATTCATTCATCGATTTCTATACTGAATGTACCAGACACCGGATGCCTCCACTGATGGCAGCTATAGAGAAGAAATCCACAGGTGTAACTCTTGTTAGTATTCTTAAGGAACTTAGGGGTGTAACAATACGTGAGATTGAACGGACACGGGCAAGTGGGAGCAAGACTCAACGATTCCTTGAGATCCAGCCATACGTAGCCTCAAAATTAATATCGTTTACTAAGGACGCAAAGCACCAAGCCCATTGTATCAAGCACATGACCTCAATAACAGCCAATGATTCTCATAGGCATGATGATATAGCGGATACATTTGCAGATGCCATTCGACTGGCACTTATAGATAAGACCGTATATAGTATAGATAAGAAAGATAACACAAGAAGTGGAATTTTAAGTGAGTTAAATAGGACATTTAACGACCGCCTAACTGCAGGGAATGCAAAAAATTATGGAAGTGGCAAAGAAATATTCTGACAGGATTGTCGAGCTAAAGAAAACTGTAGAGGAAGCTCAAGAGTACTTTAGAGAAAACGTCAATCGATTCAACGAGTTTATGAAGTTCGTCTTCAAATCGTCAATGAATCAACAAGAAGTGGCCGCCCTACTTACAACGGGCCGTCCAACAATCGAATTCAATATACTAGAAGCATATATATCCCGTCTTAGAGGTGAATTTGCAAAACAGCAACCCTCAATCAATGTTCGCGCCGCAGATGGTGTGCCCTTATCTTCTTTAACTCCAGAGTTTACAGAAACCCTAAAAGTTTTAGAGGGCCATCTTGGCGCAATCTTCTCAGAATCGTCTAATGACATGCTTGCTTATAACCTAATGACTGACCAACTTGCAGGTGGGTTCTCAGTTGTTAAGGTTATGACTGATTATGTTAATGAAATGTCATTCGAGCAGAAGATATGTGTTACTCGGGTATTTGACCCTACTCTGTGTTTTTTCGACCCACTAGCCAGGGAAAGTCATAAGGGAGATGGTCGCTATTGTGGTGAGCTATCTCCAATGACTCGTGAAGCGTTCGAGGAGCAGTACGGCAAGGAAGCCACCAGCAAGATGACATTCACGCGTTCTCTTGCTGGGTTTAGTTGGTCTTTTAAAAACGAATCTGAAGATATTATTCTTGTGTGTGATTTGTATGAAAAGAAATGCAAACGTGAAAAAATCATGAAGCTTTCAAATGGTCATACAGTTACTGAGAAAACCTATAAAAAATTCATGGAGTTATGGGAACAAGAATCGCATATAGAGCAACCTCCTGTTCCAGTCGGCGAACCCAGAATGACAACACTTGAAACTATATGCAGATATCGCTTCTGTGAGAGTAAAGTGCTAGAATATGTCGAAACAGATTTTAAACACTTGCCTCTCGTTTTCGTAGACGGCAATAGCGTTACGATAAGTGAGTCAGGTTCATCAGGGCAGATGACTAGACCATATGTCTACCATGCGAAAGGAATCCAGAAGCTTAAAAACTACGCTGGCCAATCGCTCGCTAATGAGCTCGAAAATACTATTCAGCATAAGTTCATCGTCGCCATCGAATCAATCCCAGAAGACTATCAAACTGCATATCAAAATGTGCAAAAGGCCGATACTCTTATCTATAATCACTTTCTTGATAGTCGCAGTCCAGACGTACAACTCCCTCCCCCTCGTGAGGTTAACCGTACTCCAATACCCCCCGAAATTAGTCAAACGTTTAGAATGTCGGACGAGATAACTCAAGTTATTTTAGGTTCATATGATGGGGCGGCAGGACAAAACCAGAATACGATGAGTGGAATAGCCTTTGCTAGGTCAGCACTTCAAAGCAACAACGCTTCCATGCCTTATGTCGTTGGCTACATTAAGGCGCTCAATCGAGTTGCCCAGATTGTTCTTGACTTGATTCCTAAGTATTACCGGACACCTAGAAGCCTCCCTATCATGCAGCCAGATGGGAAACGTTCTCATATAGAGATAAACAAGAAAGGTTCTATCTATATGAATTACGATCCTAACTCTCTTGAGGTTAAGGTTGAGACAGGCGTCAACTTCGCAATGCAAAAAGAAATAGCTTTAAACACTATAACCAGCTTAATGCAGGCAAGCCCTATCTTTGGTCAATTTATGAATGAGCATGGCCTTCAGATTCTTCTCGATAACATTGAAATTAGAGGAATAGAGGGGCTGAAGGAAAAAGCGGCAGAGTTTGAGAAGGAACTGGCTCAGCAAAGACAGCAAGCTCAACAAGCTCAGATGCAACAATCTCAAGCTCAAGCTCAACAGATGCAACAGCAAGCTCAAATTGAACAACAACGCGTCCAGATTGAAATGGCACAAGCGAAACGTTCACTTCAATCTCCAAGCATTGAACAGCTCGGCTTAATGTCTATTCAAGAGAAAGCAAAACTTGATGCTGCTAACTTGGCACTTAAAGAACGTGACTCTGAGACTAAGTTTATTGAGACGATGGCTAAGATTGAGATGCAAGGTCTAGAGATAGAGCAAAAAGGCGCCCAACAGGATGCTGAGACGGCAAGAGAATTGGTTCGTGATATTACCGCCATGGCAGATACATTTGAACGCCATGAGGTTAAAAATAACAAGGAATCGGATTAATGAAAGAGGAATTCTATAAGTGTATTGACCAACTTCTTAAGGTTAAAGAGAAAAGGTGGTCCGTTAATCCAAGAACAAAAAAGAAAATGTCGTCTAAATCTAAGAAAAAGGTGGGTATAAAATGAAAGGAAAGAAAAATTTTATTAAGGATGCAATCAAGAAGCCTGGCGCACTCAGGGCTGCCCTCCATGTGAAAAAGGGTGAAAAAATCCCTGAAGCGAAACTTGAAAAGGCAGAAAACAGCAAATCGTCATTAATGCGCAAGCGTGCAAACCTAGCTGAGACACTCGGAAAGTTGAGGAAGAAATAAATGCCACTCGTAAAGGGGCCTAAGGCCAGAACCAAAGCTGGAATCTCCAAGAATATAAGGACTGAGTCAGTTACAAAACCTCACAAGCAAGCTGTTGCGATTGCATTGAGCATTTCTGATCGGTCAAAAAAGAAACCAAAGAAGATGAAGTAAGGATGGATGCTAGGTGCCACCTTAGGTGACACTAAGTTAACATTCAAAGCATTGTATTCATTGGGCCTTTATTTTTAGGTGACACCTAAATTGGCAAAAGTGCGGTTAAAGGTGGCACCCCAAATCGATAAACCAAGTTATTAGTTTTTTTTAGCGAGAGACTTGGTTTCTTGCCCCCCTACTCCGAGCAGTTGATCAAAAAATGGTCTATTTTTATGGAAGTAGGGCGCTTTTTTACGTGACAAGAAGATAGTTGACTTCATTTTTACAGTTACCTAAACTATAAAGTGAAGTCAGAAGTAGTGAACGGGGCACTTTAAATCTCGGTTTTGACTTTTCAGTTTAAGGATTAAGCTGACGAACTCATCGAAAGAGGAATGACCGCATAACACGCGGGTAACAGTGTAAAAAAGGAAGGTATGTTCATGGATGAACAAAATTTAGTGAGCGGAGCTCCGCCTGAAGTTCAACAACCCGAGGAAAGAACATTTTCTCAGGCTGATGTGAATGCCCTGGTCGGTCGTGAAAAGCAGGCCGCCGCTGCGAGAGCTAGGCAAGAAGTTGAGAGAGAGTATCAACAACGAGCTGAGCAAGCTAATGCCCAAAGGCAAATGCAAAGCCAGCAACAGGAACAGCAAGCGATGTCCCACGGGCCATCTCAAGCTGAAGCCGATGCAATCTATCAACAGGTCCAAGAGCGGTTTAATAGGGAAATGCAGGAACGTCAATTCCAACAGGAGATGACGAATGTTGCAAATGCCTATCATTCCAAGATGGACTATAGCCGAAAAGGTTATTCCGATTTCGATGAGGTGACAAAGGATTTCGATCCCACCGCTTTCCCCCAGCTCGTCTACTTGGTGAGCGGGCTAGAAAATGCCGGTGATATCATATACGACCTCAGCAAGAATCCGAGTAAGCTCGCCACACTAGATGCGCTAGCCCAGCGTTCGCCACGTATGGCGCAGGCTGAGCTTGGACGACTCTCTCAATCTATATCGCAGAATGCAAACGCGAGACAAGAAGCAGAGCAGAATCCAACGCAAGCGCCGTTAAATCCATTGCAACCTTCCAGAGTTTCTGGGAGCAATGGAAAGATGACGGTGAGCGACTTGCGAAATCAACCTTGGTTACGCGGTTAAAGCCCAATCTCAATGCTCCCATTTGTTAAAACAAATGGAGATTGAAAATGGCAACGAATATCCTACAGCAGGTTATTACTTATAACGAGAGTAACCTCGCTTTACTTTTAAACTCATTTTGCTTCTTAAGCACCTCAAATAAAAAGTTTGTCGGCTTTAATGATGACATCCCTAAGAATCTCGGCGACACAGTTAGCTTTGATTTACCTCCTCGTTTTACCACTACGAACTCACTGGTTGTAACATTCCAGCCTGCTGTTCAGCGTGTACAGAACTTGACGGTTAACCAACAAGCCTCAACCGCGTATGAGTTCACTGCCCAACAATTCATATTTAACGTTCGCGATTATATGAAAACTTTTGGTAAGTCTGCTGTAGCTGAATTAGGTACTCAAGTTGAGTCCAACATTGCACAGTTAGCAGAAACTAATACTTTCCGTTTCTACGGTGATGGTATTAATCCAATCAACTCATATTTACAGCTTGCAAATGCTTTAGCCTTCTTCCGTAACTTCGGTGCGGCTCCAACAGATACAGTAGGCTATTTATCTGATTTAACTTTCCCTTTAATCGTAAACTCAGGTTTGAATCAATTCACACTTGACCGCGGTAATCGTGAAGCTATGTCATGGGAAATTGGTAACTTCAGCAAATGCGAATGGTATCAATCTAACCTTTTAAAGACTCACACTTCAGGAACAGAAGGTAATGCTGGCTCTACATTGACTGTAGTATCAACAACTCTTGATGCCAATGGTGCTGTTATTACAATTACGTTCTCAGGCACTAATGCTGCTAATGACGTGAACTCAATTAAAGCTTACGATAAGTTCCAGTTTAGTGATGGTGTTTCAGGTCAGCCTGACATGAGATTCTTAACCTTTATCGGACATAAGCAATCTCAATCTCCTGTTCAGTTTCGCGCAACAGCTGATGCCACATCAACGGCTGGCTCACAAGTAACGGTTAGTATTTTCCCACCCTTGCAAGCTCCTGCTGGAAACTCTCAAAATATTAACAACCCAATCGTTGCTGGTATGCAGGTAACTGTTCTTCCAAGCCATAGATGCGGTTTGATTATGTCAGGCGACCCTCTCTTCTTGGCAATGCCAAAACTTCCTGACGAGGTTCCTTACCCAACAAGTGCGATGACTGACCCAAATTCAGGCGCAAGCTTACGTCAATACTACGGTTCTTTATTTGGTCAAAACCAAAGAGGGATGGTTCACGACGTTATATGGGGAAGCACCTTGGTAGATGAATACGCAATGATGGTAGCTTTACCGTTATAAGGAATTTGCGACGCATTTAAATGGTATTTGCGTCGCAACGTTAAATTTAAAGGAGATAAATAATGTCTGTAAATAATCCAATCGTAAATGCACGTACTAGATACGTTAATGGTTTGGCAATGGCTTATGCAAGCGCTACAACCTTTACCATAGCAGCCGGCGCTGCGAGCAACTCAACCGATATAGATGACATCATCTTGACAGCTCCCGTAACTAACACTATTACCTCTGTTGGTGTAAATGGTGTTGATATTGCAGCTGCTATTTTAGATAAGTTTTATGCAGTTTATGTAATCGGTGACTCAACCGGATACAAGGCAACAGCAAGTTTAATTTCATTAAGCTCAACTGCTCCAAGACTTCCTTTTGGCTACGATATGTTCCGCCGTGTGGGTTATATCTTAACCAATGGCTCAGCTCAGGTTCTTAAGTTCTACCAATATGGTGCTGATTCAGACCGTGTTATGTACTACGACGTTGGTATTTCTGAACTATCTGGTGGTTCATCAGCTACTTTTGCTGCAATTGATTTGGCTACTTCTGTTCCTCCAATCCATTGCGAAGTTATCCTTAACTTGTTGTTTACACCTGATGGTGCTACTGAAGTTGCCGAGTTCCTTCCATTTGGCTCTGCAGCATCAAACGGAATTGTGACATTTGGTTGTGGTGTAGCAGCGGCTCAATCCGGAAATGTAACGGTTCCAAGCGTTCTAGATTCTGGTGTCCCTAAGATTCTATATAAAGTCGCATCCGGTGACACGCTAACAGCATTAACTGTTGGTTACACAGATAGTCTTTAATTAGAAAAAGGAGAACCCCGATATGGCGCTTACAACTAATGAACTCATAACAAATGCTTTTTATGCATCTGGCGTGGTATCACGTGAGTTTGAGACAGTCAGTGGGCAACAAATCGGGGATGGCCTTCAATGGTTAAATGAAATCATTGATGAGAAAGTTGTAGATGATGGCATGATTCCGTATGAGTCGACCTACTCATTTGCAGCCGTTCCAGGTCAGGAGATATATTCAATTCCAAACCTGATAGCAGTCGATACGCTCGTTTTCTTCCTAAATAGTGTCCGTTTTAGTATGGATTACAACAAAAGGAACAACTATTTTGGTTCAAACCGGGTAAATAACATCCAAACGCTTCCTTACCAATGGTATTTCGAAAGACAAAAAGGTGGCGGGAATTTATATATTTATTTTACCCCAGACAAGGCGTATCCGATGGAGTTGCATGGAACGTTTAGATTGAATGAAGTGACGTTATTTCAGGACTTAAGTTTAACGTTAGACAGATTCTATACGACCTACCTTAAATATGCTTTAGCAGATAGGGTTTGCGCGGAGTACAACTACGTAACTCCTCCTGGCGTTGAAAAGCAGTTAGGTAAATATGAAGGATGGATTGATAAGAAGTCCAAGTTGCTTGATTTGAGAATCGACAAGGTTTCTAGTTTGAAAGATGAGCATACCACATATGGGTGGGCTTACATAAACTTAGGAAGAGGCTTCACTGTTTAGCTGTTATTTTCATCATTTTTAAAGGTGATATTTGAATGTCTACGGAACTATCAGAACAAATACCAATAAACGTAAGCGGAAGTTCTTCCTTCGGTGTTTGGCCAAAAATTAATCTGGAAAAAACATACAATATGTATATTTCAGATGAATGGATGATTGGATTCCCTGGGTACAAGAAAAGAGCCTTAGATGGTCTGCCAGGCGAAGGTCGAGCTATATTCCGCTCTGTCCGTGGTGAGTTTCTTATCGCTGTCGTTGGTTCTGCCGTATACCGACTTAATAACACGCTATCTCCGACCTTTATTGGAACGCTTCAAACCACTTTCGGCGAAGTTTTCATAGATGAGAATTTATCTCAGCAAATTTGCCTAGTTGATGGTTTAAAAGCATATATTTATCATTACACAACGGGCACGCTGACCGTTCAAAATCTTGTTGACGGCGGGACACTTGGCCAGCCAATCATCCCAAATTATGTATCGTTCCATAACACCTTCTTTTTAATAGCATCTTCATTAAATAGCGATAATAGCTTCCAGTGGTATGCCTTTGTCCCAGACCCAGGTAATTTGAACCTTATTATATGGCGATCAACGCAAACGCTTGAGACAAAGCCAGATGCTGCTATAGCTGTTAGGCGTGTTCCAGGACGCGGAAATAACGTCATTGTTCTTGGCCAATCTGTAGCTGAGATACATACTCAGGTGGGAGGAGAGCAAAACTACCTTAGGGTGTCATCCTATAACATTGATAATGGATGTATCAGCGTTTCAACCGTCGCAGCGGGTGAAGATACGGTAGCTTGGTTGGCAGTTAATGAGGCTAACTCTCCGGTCATTATGGTTACAAATGGTTCTGAAACCAAGCAAATATCCACGGATGGTATTGATCACCTCATGGAGAGCATCCAGTTTCCGGAGCAATCTACTGCGTTCTTCTTCCGTCAAAACGGACATTTATTCTATCAGCTTACCTTCTTTAACCCAGTTGACAACCTTACTTTGATTCATGATTTTACAATAGGTAAGTTCTTTCACCTGTCAGATGAGAATCTCAATTTTCATATAGCTCGAGACGTTGTCTACTTTAATGAGAAGTCATACTTTATCTCCCTTAGAGATGCGGCTATCTACGAGATTGGAGATCAGTTTGATACTTATAGTTATTCAACTGCGGATGATGACCTAGGTGAGCTTATACCCCGTATAAGGATATGCAAGACAGTACGAAAGAAAGATTCTTCTACTTTCAGAAGCGGTATGTTTACTTTTTGGATAGAGCAGGGCGTAAACAACTTTTTTGAAGGTGAAATATGTGATGGTGTTCTTATTACAGAAATAACAGAACAGCCCATTGTAAGTGAATCAGGCGAAACCATGCTGGGTGAGTTCGGATCATGTACGTTTGATTTTAATAAGCCTCGAGTTGATATGTCTGTATCTAAAAATGGTAATCAATCCTTTAGTAACTTTGTTGCACGTGATTTACAACCCATAGCTCATTTTAGAAATCAAATTAGGTGGCATAGAATTGGACAAGCTAATGAACTAACAATACAGCTTAGATTCTGGGGATTTAATAGATTTGTGGTTACTGACGGAATTTTGGAGGTCTACTAATGTCCGATGTTCCAAACTTACCGCCGTTCTTTAATATGATTTATACTGATAAGGACGGTAGTTTAACGGCGAATGCTCAGCTTTATAATGATTTAACGTATCAGATTTTAAATCAGCTTATTGTTATGATTAATAATGGTCTTCAACTGCCAAACAAAACAACAGCTGAAATTGCTGCATACGCGGCGGATACATCGGTTCCATTGGGAACATTATGGTTCAACAGCAGTACGGGGTTATTACAATTTAAGGATGGTCCTGGAACTTTACAGACAGTAACTAGCACATAAAGGAATATAAAAATGGATCCAAATTATTATAACTCTCAGCCAAACAACTTTAATGGCATGCCTGGCTCTAATGGCCCATCATTCCCATATACTAATAAAGCTATTAATGAAGTAAAAGGGTATTACGATCCATATACTTCAAACGCAAATGACCCAGAAGGCATTGTAGCTAGAATCATGGGAAATTTTAACCAAAGTCCAGGTCAAATAAAATCTAACCAAGAACGGTTAAATGCAGCAGATAATACGGCAGCCGCACAAGGAAGATCGTTATCGCCTATGCATATGAGAGATCAGGGAGATTTAGCATCTGCACTATATAGCGAACAAATGCAGCAATATATAAAAAATGTTCTAGACCAACAAAACTTAGGCCTTAATGCTTCTACATCCGCCGCGGGAGACATTGGTAATCTATATAATTCAGCTGGGACAGCCGCTCATCAGGATGAATTGCAAAAGAAAAGCGATAAGAACTCCTTAATAAGTGCCATTATGCAAGCAATAGGGACCATGGGCGGTGCAGCAATAGGAGGTCCTGGTGGGGCAGCTGCAGGTGGAGCGGCCGGAACAGGATTGTCAAAGTTTTTTTCTAAACAGCCAGAACAGAATGATATGAGAGGGTATGGATTTAATAATCCAAATTATTCAAATACAGAATGGATGGGGTATTAGATGCCAATTCAACCTATTAATTATCTAAATTCTCAAATTTTAAAAAGTCCATGGAGTCAGGATTTTGCATCCATGCTACAGAAAGGTATGGCGCTTCGTCATGAACCCCAAAGATTGCTAAGACAGAAAGAGCAAGAGGAATTATCTAATATCCTTAGAAAGGAACAAGGATTGCAAGCTCAGGCTGAGACGCCATTTGCAGGACCTAGGGCTGAAGCGGACATAATTTATAAACAAGCTCAGGCAAAAGCCGCTGATCAGCAAGCTAATATGCCTTTTGGCGGTAGATTAACTGGTGTGGCTAATGAGGCGCTTGGATTGGAACTTTTGAAGCAGCAGTATGGGCCAGACAGCGAAGTTTATAAAAATGCGGCCAAAAGATATCAAGCTGATTTAGAGCAATCAAATGTCTTAAATCAATATAGGCAGGCTCTTAGCGGAACCGCCGAAAAGAGGGCATCGACAACTCTTGGAAAAACAGAACGTGAAATAGAAGACATCTATAAAAGGCAAGATCTGTCACCCCAAGAAAAAGAAGCCATGATTGAAAGATACTCTTTGCAAAGACAAAAGCAGATATCAGATTCAGATTCTAGAAAGAGAGCTTTGTTTGCTTCTAACGTGGATAAAACATTAGCTCAAATAAATCCAAAGGCATTAACTCAATACGGTGGCGCTAAAGGAGCTGTAAAATTTGAGGTTGATAAATTAAAATCAGCAGCTGGAAAAGCTCCAAAGGAATACTCTGAATATCAAAAATCTTTGACTGGCGCAAAATTGCTTGCAAAACAGATTAGACAGTTCTATGGGGATTCTATTACACCACAAGTCCAGCAATCATTATCTGAAATGGTCAATCCAGCAACATGGGTTAATAACCCACAAGTTGCACTGGAGAAGTTTAATCAGTTTAAAGACATTCTTCAGTCTGAAACTGAAACTTATAGAAGTGCCCTTAAAGGAACAGAAGAATTTAAGAGTTCAGATGAAAATAAAAAGAATAAAAACATGGAGATTTTAAAAAAACAACAAGCAATGGCAGACGCATTAAGGAAGCAGCAACCTAGAATGATCGGGGAGTCTGAAAACAAGGCAGCTTCACCTATTAAAAGATTTAAATATGTTAATGGAGCATGGATAAGTGCCTAAAATATTTGAACTTCCAAATGGAATAGAACTAGAACTACCAGATGACATGCCAGAAGATGAAGTATTAAGGGCAGTTAATCAATTTACAGCTCAAAATAAAATGCCTGATCAAAAAGGACCATTGGGATATGAAAATCCAGAAGACATTGGAAGAGCCGAAGGTGGTAAAAGACTGTTGAAAGGCCTATCAGAGTATGGTCCTGAACTAGCAGCATCTGCTTTAGTCCCAGAAGTTCCAGTTATAGGGGCTTTATCAAAAATTCCAGCCTTAGCAAAAGCTTTTCAAAGTATGCCAAGATTAGCAAAATATAGTCAATCTATATTTGGTAATGCTTTATCTCAAGGTGGAGTTGCAGCAGCATTTAATCCAAGTACAGCAAAAGAAAGCGCTACGACAGCTGGCTCAATAGCTGGCCCAATATCAGGAGTTGCTCAGTTAGCTCAATCTGCTCATCCTGGAGCTAGAATGGCTGGAAGGCTCGGTCTTGGCGCAGCAACTGGAGGACTATCAGGGTTATTAGCTCAGAATTCCCCTTTTGGAGGATATGCGGCTCTTCCGGCTGCATTAGGAGGGGCATATTTAGGATTCAAAGGCGGACCAACAGCAAGATTCCAAAAAGACTTAAGATCAGGACTTGAGGGGGCCGAATATAAACCAGCTATGGAAGCGGCAGAAAGGCTTGGTTTGGATTATTTATCTCCTGCAGAAGCTTCTGGAAATCCATTTCTAGGTGCTCAACAAGGCAATATTGGTAGAACACCTGAAGGCGCTCAAGAGTTATATAAGCGTGGCCAGTCTAGATTAGAATCAGAGGGTAAGTCTATCCAGGATTTATTTAAGAATATTTTTAATCCAGAAGAGCAAAAAGGACTTATGAAGGATCTATACAAAGAATCCTATGAGCATAAAGTTCCAAAAGAGTTTTCAGACAAAATAAGTCAAAACGAAATTGTCAAAAGAGCAAAATCTTTAGTAGAAGGAAATCCGGCATTTAAAGAGCAATTAAAAGGCGTCGATAAAAATAGCCTTGAATACTGGGATTTAATAAAACGTGCATTGGATGATATGTCTACAAGAGCATCCTCAAAATCCTCAAAGAATGAGGCGCGTTTAATTACGGGTGCTAGAAAAGATGTATTGAAAGAACTTGATAAAGTTGAGCCGTATAAAGATGCTAGATACTTATCTGAACGAGAAAAGACTAGAGAAGGAATAGAAAAGGCATTTAATAAAAAAGAAATGACGGGCATGAACATGTACAACGTACTCAAGGATAAAAATAAATTTGATAAGCTTCAAAAAAATCTTCGTGGAGTTCCTGATGCTCAAAAGAGACTAGATGATATGCGCGTGGCATTTAAAAATATTATAACCGTCCCAACCGCCAGAACAGCAAGCGCATTAGAAAAAACAAGCATGACGAAGCCTCGTAATGATGTTGGGTCTATGATGATTACTTTAAAAGAAGCATTAACTGCTGGGAAGTTTGATAAGGACGCCGTTGAACTACTAACAAATCCTAAATGGGAAAAACAATTAGATGATTTAGCGAATAAAGCTACACCAACTGAAAAAAGAATATCTAAGTTTATAGATTTACTTGGAAAAGTAGGCGCTCAAGGTATGGCAAAAGATGTTTTAAATATTAACATCCCATACAATTTACCAGCAAATGAAGCAGAGGGAGCTCAACAATAATGGCACTAGATCCACACTATATAACCGATGGCCCACTTGAGGAAGCGTTTCTTAGCAAGGATTCTGGCTTGCCTTTAGCTGGCGGATTTATCACATTCTATCGAGACTCTTCTAGAATAACTCCAAAAACAGTTTACCAGCTTACTGGAGCTCCACCTAACTATCAATATGTACCATTAGACAATCCTTTAGAACTTAATTCAATTGGCGTTGTTCAAAATAACGGAGGTGATAATGTCGTTATCTATTATTATCCTTGGCTTGATGATGGCGTCACACCTGATTTGTACTACATTGAAGTAACGGATTCTAATGATGTGGTTCAGTTCACAAGAGAAGCATGGCCAAATAGCGCGGCAGGTGGTGGCGGTGGCGGCTCTGACTCTTTGCCAGTTCAAAATCAAATAAGTAATCCTCAGTTCACACAGATATTGATAAATGACGTTCCGAATCTCACTCCGTCGACTACAACCTATACGGTATCCGGTTCTGAATTGGAATTTGAGCTGGCTCCTGATTGGACGTTAATAATCAATGGGACAGATGATGTTGAGGTCGAAAGACTTTCATTAAGTGGTTCACTACAAGCACCGACAAATCCTCCTTATGCTTTGAGCATAGCTGTTGGATTAAATATAACATCATGCCATTTGAGGCAGCGTTTTTATACTAACTCTGGACTTTGGACAAGCACAGCTTCAAATCCATTATTCCTTTCAACTGGAATGGTTATAAAGAATTTAATTAATGCTGATACGAATGTAAAGATGTTTTATCAGGCATCCAATGGGGCTTTAAATACAACGCCTCTTGAAATATTCGATCAAGATATAGAACAATTATCGGATTATACATTTTACACAGGCGGGAGTATTGAAGTTCCAGCATCAGATGATGTTCTAGATGGAGAGGATGGATATGTAGATATCTACGTTCAATTATCCCCTGCGTCATCGGTTGCGATAACAAGCGTTCAGGTCGTTCCTGCTGTCAATGTAGAAACGGCTCCTGTTCTTCCATATGACATCGCAAGTGCGAATAGGGCTGAAGCGCTACTTGGGGATTATTATCTTCCTCGCGTTACAACATCAAATATCCCAAGCATTCTAACGGCTTGGGACTTTCCATTGAATCCAGCTCAATTTGGGACTACAAAGACAATAACATTTGGAACTCCAGCTTATGTTTGGGACCAGACCGTCTGCAACAGCACAGTCGGAAACGTTGCTGTAGCGCGAAACTCGGTAACCAATGCGCTTCAATTGACCCCAGCATCAGCTAATGCGTCGATGTATATGATTCAGTACCTTACTGGTGCTCAAGCAAAGGAAATATTATATAACCGACTTAGTTCTAATATTTCAGCTTACCTAACAGCAGCGGCAGGCGTTGTAACGGTTCGGGCGTATCTATATTCAGGTACAGCAGCCTCTGTAGTTCCCATATTGCCCTTATCATTGGTAACCCTAGCGTCAAACGGAACAGTCAGTTCTCCTGCAGCTGGATGGACGGAAATAGCTAGAAGCGGTCTTGATACGGCCAGAGCAGAAGTAACGGCAGATAGGCCAACGATTGATAATGATATTAAATTTACCGGCTGGGAGATTGTCGATCCAACCCTAATATCCGATACGGATAAATTCGCCATGGTGGTAACGTTCGCATGGACAACAGCTCCTGTTATAAATGTTTTATCTATATCTTTGAATAAAGGTGATTTGCCAACACGGCCAGCTGCTCAAGCATTATCGGATGTTTTATCGGAATGTCAGTTTTATTATGAGATAACTAAAAATCCAGGAGTCGCATTGACAGCTTCTGGAGCTGAAGGATCCGTTATAGCTCAGCAGTATTGGTATAATGATGTTACAACGAACAACAGTTTTGGAGCAGGACGTTCATTTGGAGTCCAATATAAAATACAAAAAAGAACTCCTCCGACTTTTACTTTTTATTCCACCGTTGGAACAGTAAATAATGTTTCTCGAAATGTTTCCGTTCCTAATGTGGGAATTGTAACAGATGATTTAGTTTCATCTAGGTGGAGTAAGGTCTCGGCTGGATATGCTGGGGTATCATACAGATATAATTCTGCAACCGCTTTAACTACTGGTGGTGCAGCGACAGCGTTAGATCAGGAAATATACATTTCGTTTCATTATGAGGCAGATTGTAGACTCGGCATTATTGCTTAACATTAAAAGGATTTAAAAAATGGCAACACCATACATTGCTCAACAAACCGTAACCGACTTCGGACTTAGGTTCGCTGACTTAAAATATAGCGCCAAATTGGCGATTACGACCGATACAACCTTAACAATTCCAGGAAATGCCCCGAAATATAAGGCTTTATTTAAATGTGTCGCGGGAGGCGAGGTCTGGGTTGCCCTAAATGCAACCGCTGCTGCAACTGCAGGCACAACTTTCGCTGCAAGCACATCTGAAATGCTAACAGGCGAATATTATATTTGTCGGGAAGTAAAAGCAGGAGATGTTGTTCATTTCTTCAGCACTACAGCCACAACGGATGTAAGTGTTATACTTTATGCATTAGGAACGAATAACTAGTAACACTAGGGGGCCAGGATGGCTGATATTAAGTTTTCACAATTTGCAGCAGGCGGAAACGTTAAAGTCGGTGACATAGTTGTCGGCCTTAGAGATGCTGATAATGCGAAATTCACATTTCCAGGAACCGGATTTTCCGATGCTGATGGAAATTTCATTCTTGGATACTCCACATCTGGAGGAGGATCTATAAATCATCTATTTATAGAGAATGCAGCAGCTACTTTTGCACCCGAGCTTTCTGCAAGGGGAACAGATACAAATATAGATCTGCAAATATCCAGCAAGGGAACGGGAAGCGTCCTAGTAAATACCCTTGATATAGATTCAGTCGGAAATATTTCGGGAATTGTCTCTGCAATTTTTCCGGGTTCTTCAAGTGGGTCGGCAACATTGTTAGCCCAGGCAGCTGCTGGAACTCCAACCTTGCAACTTCCAAATACATCCGGGATATTGGCTCTTGCAAGCGCAATCCCAGCATTACCTCTTTCCTTGGCAAATGGCGGGACTGGGGCATCTTTGACGGCTAGCAATGGGGGCATCTTTTATTCCAATGCAACGACTGGGGCTATATTGTCTGGAACGGCTACGGCAGACCGGGTTCTACTCTCTGGAAGCTCCTCAGCGCCATCATGGAGCGTTACAACTTATCCAAGCACCACAACAATTAACCGACTTCTATATAGCTCATCAAATGATGTGGTTGGCCAAGTTACGGCCGCCAATAGCGCAGTCCTAGTAAGTGGTTCAACAGGTGTTCCTGTCTGGTCAAATACTATGACAAACGGCCAGATTATAATTGGATCAACAGGTGCTCAACCTCAAGCAGCATCTATAACGGCTGGAGCAGGAATATCAATTACACCAGGCGCCGCATCATTAACTATCGCCGCAACAGCTGGTGGTGGTGGGCTTGTCTGGTCAACTATAGCAGGAACATCACAATCAGCGACGGTCAATACGGGCTGGATCCCACAGAATGTTGGACTCACTACTATCACATTACCGTCTACCGCTGCAATTGGTTCATTTGTCTCAATACAAGGGCAAGGTTCTGGAGGTTGGTTAATAGATGCTCCAGGAACTCAAATAATTCGAATTGGATCCTCGCCAACTAGCGCGGGGGGGACGGTATCTTCAGCAAATAGATATGATGCTATAACTCTAGTATGCATAGTGGCAGATACTGAATGGGCAATGTACGGACCAGTTTCGTCCGGTTTTGTGATTACTTAAGGGATTAAAAATGGCAAATAATAGTTTAAATAATGACAGTGTCCCATTAGTTCCTGATTTTGGCGGGACTGGTATAGCAAATGTTGGAACAATAACGGTAGGTGGCAACACGGAATTCTCCGGAGCCTTTACCTTTGTCGGAACTTTAACAGGTAATACAGCGGTTACTTTTCCTACATCTGGTACCCTAGCTACTACATCTGGTGCTTCAGGTATCGTTAATGCGGGAACGGGAAACCAAATAACATACTATGCGACAACCGGGAATGCGGTTTCAGGGCTTGCCGGAGCTAATGGTTCTGTCTTGGTAACTGACAACACTGGCGTCCCATCGATGCTAGCTAATCCAGCTGCAACGGGTAGAGTACTCCAATCAGCAAATGGCAATATCCCATTCTGGTCTACTCCGAGTTACGCTAATACTTATGCCGTTTCTACTCTTTTGTATGCAAGTTCATCTGACACAGTGACTGGGTTAGCCACAACAAACAGAGCCTCGCTCTCAACTAATTCAACGGGCGTACCAACTTGGCTTGCTTTAACTGACGGTCAGGTTGTCGTTGGAAGCTCAGCTGGAAGTCCGGCTGCTGCATCTTTAACGGCAGGGACTGGTATTAGTATTACGCCTGGATCAAACAGCATAACCATTGCAAATACCGGAGGCTCTGGAACTGTAAATAACGGAACGGCAAATCAAATTGGATATTATGCAACCACTGGAACTGCTATATCTGGCCTTACTGGCTCAAATGGATCTGTACTGGTAACTAATAACACAGGTGTTCCATCGATGCTAGCTAATCCGACCGCAGACGGTAGACATTTAACATCTGCTAATGCTGCTATTCCTTTATGGTCAACGTCAAGCTATGCAGATACATTTGGCGTCTCTACCATTTTGTATGCCAGCTCAGCAAATACAGTAACTGGTTTGGCTACTACAAATAGAGCATCACTTTCTACAAATTCTACTGGAGTGCCCACTTGGCTTGCGTTGACAGATGGTCAGATTGTAGTCGGAAGTAGCGCAGGAAGTCCCGCAGCCGCATCATTAAGCGCAGGAACGGGTATTAGTATCACTCCAGGGTCTAACAGCATATCGATTGCTGCAACGGGCGTATCTGGCATTACATGGGCCAATATTTCAGGAACAACCCAAACAGCAGCAGTTAATACAGGATATGTCGTAGGAAATGCAAGCCAAACTACAATTACTCTCCCAACTACAGCGGCACTGGGGTCAGTTGTTATAGTTCAAGGTAAGGGAGCAGGCGGATTTATACTTGCTGCCGGAGCAGGACAGACAATACAAGTGGGTCAGTCAGCAACCTCAACAGCAGGGTCGGTAACATCCGCTGCTAATTATGATGCCATTCAGGTGGTGTGTATTACGGCAAATACGACATGGGCCACATCATATGTTCTCAGCTCAGGCGTTACGGTAGCTTAATGGCAGTTAATACGCAACTAAATACAGCCACAGTTCCATTATCCATTTTTAAAAGTGTGGTTAACGTATCGTCGGCTCAAATATTGTCTATGTATACAACTCCAGTACTTCTAGTTCCAGCTCAGGGGTCTCATAAATTTATCTTCGTTCATGATGTCTTTGTTGAATATGCTCGTGGTGCTACTTCTTATTCAAACGGAAGTGGCGTTTCATTTCAATATGGGAATGCAGGATCAGATACTTCAACAACAATATTTATGAGCTCAAATATTGATTTAACTGGAGCGGCGAGTGATTTTGCCGGAGATCCTGTAATTCCTTTTACAACGTTTGGATCATTGAGTGACTGGTTAAACCAAGGAATCTATGTAGGAACCAGCGTTAACAGCTTTATTAATGGTGATGGAACGTTAAGGATTGAAGTTTTTTATACTATTGTAACTACTACGGCTTAGAGGAAAAAATGGCAGTTAATACGCAACTAAATACAGCTACAGTCCCTAGCCCCGTTTTTACAACTACGGTTACTTTGTCATCGGCAGACATACAATCAATGTATACAGCTGGAATCGTTTTAATTGCAGCTCAAGGCACTCATACTGTTGTTATGGTTCATGATGTATTTTTTGAATATATTTTTGTTACAACAGAATATATAGATGGAGATCTGCCTCAAATCTCCTATGGAATTCTTAATGCGGACTTCAACATAACTCCTATTATGATTTTATCAAATCTTTTCGTTACTACTGAAAGCCAGTTTTACCAAACGAATGGGGCTGATACTGGAGGGGTGATTCTTGCATCTCTTGGATGTGTTAATACAGGAGTCTATATATCAAATTATTCTGCTAATTTTAGCGGTGGCGATTCAACGGCAAAAATAACATTAACTTATTCTGTGATAACTACTACGGCTTAATTATGACAATAAATACTCAAATAAACTCAACCATAGAATATTTAAAGTCTACGGTAACCCTTTCATCGGCTAACCTTAAAGCTATGTATGCCACTCCGGTTTTGATGATTCCAGCTCAAGGTGCTCACACAATTATCGTTATTCATGATGTTTTTTATGAGCTTGTTTATACTGCTCCTGCTTATACTGGTGGCAATAGTGGACAGATAGTTCTTCAATATGGAAATACAGCTCATGCAGGAAGTTCTAATTACGCCAATCTTTCAGGAACACTTCTTATTGTAAATGCGAATTATATTAATGTTGGACTAGAGATAAACAATAACTTAACGGGCGCTATAAGCGGAATTATAAATACGGCCATATATGCATCAAATGTTACATCGGCTTATGCCACAGGAAATGGATTGGTCAATTGCACCATGTTTTATTCAATTATAAACACGATTAGTTAAGAGGGATAAGTAATGGCAATTGCAAACCAACTAAATACTGCGACAACGCCAATTAGCATTCCGGAAGGCGGGACCGGTCAAACAACCAATACAGCCGCTATAAATGCGCTTGTAAGTGCTGCATCTCTAACTACAGCCACGGTGGCAACGGATGATTTGGTCCTTATACAAGATACAAGTGATTCAAATAACTTAAAGAGTGTGACAACCCAATCAATTGCCAACCTTGCTGTATCAGGGGTAACAAGCGTATCCGGGACGACCAATAGGATAACCTCAACTGGAGGATCAACTCCGGTTATAGATATCTCGGCTTCGTATGTTGGTCAAAGCTCAATAACTACATTGGGAACCATTTCTAGCGGTGTTTGGGGCTCAAGTGCCACAGTTATTGGGGCTTCAAGTGGGGGGACTGGCGTTGCAAATACGGGGACGATTACAGTTGGTGGAAATACAGCGTTTTCTGGAGCCTTTACATTTACAGGGACCATTACTGGAAATACTGGGGTCACCTTTCCAACTAGTGGAACCTTACAAACAACTACCGGGGCGTCAGGTACGGTTAACTCTGGAACGGCTAATCAAATAGCTTATTACGCTACAACGACGAACGCGGTTTCAGGATTAACGGGCGCAAATGGATCAGTGCTTGTCACAAACAATACTGGTGTGCCATCTATGTTAGAAAATCCTGGAGCAGCTGGACGTGTTTTTCAGTCTGCTAATGCTGCTATTCCCGTCTGGTCTACTTCAAGTTATGCTGATACGTATGCTGTGTCAACGATTCTATATGCTAGTTCTGCCAATACAGTGACTGGGTTAGCCACAACAAATAGAGCCTCGCTCTCAACTAATTCAACAGGGGTTCCAACTTGGTTAGCCTTAACAGATGGCCAGGTGGTTGTAGGCAGTTCAGCTGGGAGTCCAGCAGCAGCGACAATTACAGCAGGTTCTGGAATAACGGTTACCAATGCATCTAATGCGATAACGATAGCCGCAACAGCTGGTTCGGTTAGTGGTGCGGCAAAGTTTTGGCTTCTTGCAGCAGGGGCTGGAACATCAATCACGGCTAGCTTTAATGTTACGAGCATTACAGATGTAGGGGCAGGGTTATTAGATGTCACAATTGCTACTGACTTTTCTAGTGCAAACTGGGTAGGATTTTCTTCTACTGTGTCTGCAGAAGCAACAACAAGATGTTATTTCTCTGCAAGAGCGGCAGGAACGTGTTCTGTTTTTAATTTTAACGGGGCCTCAAAGGGAGACCCAACAACCTATTCTGTGGCTGGGTTTGGCGATCAATAATTGGAGAGTTTAATGAGACATTTAATAAAAAAGAAAGACGGTTCGGTGGCGATTATGACAACAGTTTCGGATGACATCGATCCTTCAGATGAATTTTTAAAATGGAGCCAGGAGGCGAATGACGAAATAGAATCTCATCGCCCAATGGAAGAATCCGAAATTCCACAAGATAGGTATTTTAGAGGTGCTTGGATCCATAAGGATGATTCCATAGATGTAGATATTGATAAAGCAAAAAATATTCATAGGGACGTTATACGGGAACTTAGAAAGCCATTATTAGAAGCATTAGATATTGAATTTACTAGGGCATCTGAATCTAAAGATGAATCTAAAATGAAAGAATTAATAGATAAGAAGAATGCATTGCGAGATGTAACTCAACATTCTATTCTTTTAAACGCTTCGACGCCAGAAGAAATAAAATCTTTTATGCCTGAAATTCTAAAATAAGAGGGTTACTATGCCAGTTTTAAGCTATCAAATTAATTCCCCTGGCCAAGGCGGCGTTAATCCTAAGATTACATATATTTTCACGAATGATCCCGTTGCAGTTGTGACCCAGACAGGATATATAGATTGGCTAGCTAATCCTCAAGGAATTTATCCTGGAGACATAGCTTTGGTTGTTACGCGAGAAACTCCAACATCTACTTTAGGTGCGGGATTTTATGAGTTTGTTCGAGTTGGAATGGGACCACATTGGGATTTGATTCCAGAAAATGGGTCTGCTGCAAACGTAAACTCAGTAGTTGGAACCCCTGACCAAACTGTAGCCTTTCCTAGCACGGGAAATGTTGTTATTTCAATTGCAGATAGTCCACACCTTCCAGGAACAGGATCTGTTGGTCTTCCAAAAGGCACAACGGCAGAACAATCAGGTATAGATGGATCTATAAGATTTAATACTCAGACTCTATTGTTTGAAGCAACAAAAGATGGGGTTGTCTGGGAAACGATACAAACAGACACAAACACAGTTACAAGTATATCGGGAACTACGAACCAAATTATTGCGTCTGCCTCAGTTGGAGATGTCGTTATTTCTATAGATCCAGACCCTAGATTGCCTGGAACGGGATCTGTAACATTACCTAGCGGAACTACTGCTGAGCAGGCCGGTATTGCAGGGTCTATAAGATTTAATACTCAAACATTGGTCTTTGAAAGCACAAAAGATGGCATTGTGTGGGATGTAATAGAAAGTAGTGGAACAGGCGTAATGAGTGTTTCTGGAACGACAAACAGAATTACATCTACAGGTGGTGCGACTCCAGTTATAGACATTGCAGCAACATATGTCGGGCAAACCTCAATTACAACCTTGGGAACAGTGGCAACAGGAGCCTGGAATGCAAGCACAATATCTGTCCCATTCGGAGGTACAGGTAATACAACTTTCACACCTTACTCATTGATAACGGCTAATACGACGGGAACTGGGGCGTTGCAACCCCTTTCATCCTTGGGGACATCCGGGCAAGTTTTGACCTCAAATGGAGCTGGGGCATATCCAACCTGGCAGGCAGCTGGAGGTGGCGGGGGGAGTGGTTCTTCACAGTTTTGGGTAGAAACAAATGGAGCAGGAACATCCATATTAACCTCATATAATGTATCTAGCATTGTTGATAATGGAACAGGTAATTTAACGGTTATCTTTACAACACAATTTGCAACATCAAACTACGTTGTAAACGTTAGCACGTTTAGACTTGGAAACGGATACAATCCTGCTATTATAGGACAATCAGCAACTCAGGTTAACGTTGCAAATAATAATGGTTCTGGACTATTTACAGATCCAACTAGATGGTATGTGTGTGGTTTTGGGGTTCAATAAGTTTTTGTGGAGTTATATGGCAATAACAATTGTAATAATAACGATATCATTGATTGTTGGAACGGGTGTAATGTTTTATTCGAAAGTTACTCATAAAGATGAGACACAAATAGAAAAAACAATAGAAACAGTAATTGAAAAACAATTAGAAGGTGCATTAAATTTACCAGATGATTCTTTAAAAGGAAAAATCGATTTCATGGTTCGACCTATTGATCAGGAAGACGACAAAAATAAACTATAAAAGGAGAGATAGACATGCCAATTTTAAGCTTACAAATTAACGAACCCGGACAAGCAGGTGTAAAGCCCGCGATCGTTAGAATTCAGACGAACGATACATTAGCTGAAGTGCTTGTTACAGGATATCTTGACCATCAATTTGCTGAAAACATTCCTATTCAAAATGGCATGATGGCGCTTGTTGAGACTAAGCCAAGTCAAAACTCACCCATAACTCAAAGTAGCTGGTTAGATGTGACATTTGCATCGGGGCGATGGTCATTAACGCCAACAGCTGTAGCACCTGGATCAATAACATTACCAACAATCGCAAATCATATTGCTGTCTTTACTGATGTTGCTGGTTCTTTAGCTGAAGATACAAGTGTCGCAATTAATGGCGGAAATATACAAGCTGGACTTTCCGGAACAGCTGGTTATTTGGCCTCATTTCCATCTGCAGCTTTAAAAGGATCTTTTAGAGTAACGGCCGTTGCAAATACAGGTGACACCCTAGTTACGCTATCCAATGTGGCTCACGGTCAAGCTTCTGTCTACTCAATTCCAGACGCTGGGAATGCTGTAGGTAGAATTTTAGCCGGAGCTAGTGCGACACCTTTTGTAACAAATCATATTTTAACAGCATCTGGAACAGGCGGCGTTGTATCTAATGATGCGGCAACCGCTATAAATGGTGGAAATATTCAGGCTGGCTTATCTGGAACGGCTGGCTATCTTGCATCTTTCCCATCAACAGCGTTAAAAGGATCATTTAGAGTGGTTGCTGTGGATAACACTGGCGATACATTAGTTACACTTTCTAATGTTGCTCATGGTCAGGCCACGGTTTATAGCATTCCAGATGCAGGTAATGCACTTGGCCGTGTATTGGTTGGTGCTACCGCAACTCCATTTACAACTGCTCATTTGTTAGCTTCATCTGGAACAGGCGGATTAGTTGCTGATTCAGGTATAGCCACAGCTGCAGTTCAGCTTAGCGCAAATATAAAAGCAGCTACAACTGGAAATATTGGTGGGGCAGGAGCTGGACCGATAACAGTTACCGTTGCAGGATTAACAACAGCATCGGTCGTGGTTTGCACCATTGAATCATCAAGTAATGCCGTATCGGTTCTTCATGCTACTGCAGGAACAGGTAATTTTGATGTTACTTTCAGTGGTGATCCAGGTGCAAGCTGCCTTCTAAATTATGTGGCATTTATTGCAGCTCAATAAGGAGATTGAAATGCCTATATTAAGTACAAGTTTTAATGATGTTGGGAACGCAGGACAGGTTCCCAGCCTTGTCAGAATTGAAACTGATGATAGCTTGGCCACCATTTTAACAGTAGGATATTTGAATGCATTAGATCATCAAAATCTTCCGTTAAGTGAAAATTCTGTTGTTCTTGTTAGCACTGGAAGCGGTGTTAACAAGTCTGTCTCAGCAATGAGAATGGTTTTTTCTTCTGGTGATTGGAGTTTGGAGCTGTTGGAAGGATATCAGGAATCGTTAGATGATTTAACTCTTTCTGCAGCTACTCCAGCTACAAATGATAAAATCTTAATACAAGATACAAGCGATTCTGACAAACTTAAAACAATTACAGTTCAGCAAGTTTTAGATTTGGTTCCTGGTGGATCTGGTGTTTTTTCTCAGATAAAAACAACGGTAACATCTCCCCAAATTTTAGATATGTTAAACACGCCTGTCTTGTTAATTCCAGCTCCAGGTGCAGGGAAAATTATTCTTGTAACATCGGTAACATTGATTGGCGTTTTTGGCACGGTTAACTATACGGCTGGCGATGTTCTTGCTGTTTCATACGATGGTTTTGATGGTATATCATTTTATGAGGAGATTCCAGCCACGGCTGTAACAGGGCAGAATAAAGTTACGGTTCCCGTTCCAATTGCCTACCCTAATGTGGTTAATCAGAATATCATTGTAGACCAGGGCATCTATATTTGGAGTGGTGGT